GGTATTTGTTGGGGTGTAATTATAAATGTGAATAATTTCATTTGGACGAGGGTCTGAACCAAATGGTGCTGCTAATTCTTCTTCATCGTGGAAGTTCTTAAAGTAAGCAAACTTTCCACCAACTACTTGAACAAATCCATCGCGAAGTCTGCGTACACGCATTGTTGCTGATGGAATATGACCAATGTAGCCAATCTCTCCAGTAGTTTTTCTACCAATCTCAAGATAACCATTACCTGTTGATTCAAGATCTAAGTAAAGCTTTGTTAATGTTGCAGTAAAAGTATCATCATCATTTCTAGTGTCTAGCCATTCAAGAACTTCTTCTTTAGCACCCTCAAGTTTACGTCTTACTTTTGCAACTTTTTCTTGATCAGTCATAGCTTCAAGTTTTTGTTTTGTTTTAAGGGTATAATCTAACTTATATCCAAGACCAACAATATTGGCAACTTTAGCATTAATTGCTGCATAGTTTGCAGATGATACCTCATAAACCTTAGCAAGAGTTACTGGATTATATGGTGGTTCAATAACATCAAAAAGACCGTAACCAAACTGTAGGGCAATTAACTGCTTAGATTCAGCATCATCTCCACCAATACCATTAACTGGAGCAGAATAGTTTGCTCCAGGAGTTATTGCTTTTTCTAATTTGCGTTTAATGTTTCTTTTAAAATTAGGATTAATTCCTTTATACTTAAGGATTTCTTCTGTTGATTTCTTAAACTCATCTGTTTCAACATACTCTGGTAAGACTATTTTATCCAAGCCAACATCTCTTCCACTAATCACAAAACCTTCATTATCTTCTTGCATTTTGGAATACTTCTCTCCAGTTATCTGTATCTCCATATGGAGTTAAACCTTCAGCCATACGTTCAATATCTTCTCTAGCAGTTTCTTCTGATACTCTACCTACACCAGCCAAAAACACTGGTTGACCTTCGGTTTTCCCATAATGTTTTGCTGCTTCGGTAATATTTTTAATTTTTTCTAAGTCATATCTCATTGATGGAATATTCAATACATTACCATCTTCATCTTCAAAGTTCTGTCCATTTGGTAACTGCCAGACATAAACACCAAAATCTGCGGTACTTTGTACCACAGAAAGTCCATTTTTATTATTTATCATACCACTATGATACCATTTTATTGTTCTGTTGTCTATTGTTCATTTATAGAAATTAAATATGATTTAACTCTATCATCTGCAAAACTAGCAAATGATTTCCATCCAGTAGATGTCCATTTAAATGCTCTTTCATTATTTATAGAATTAAAAATAGCAGAACTTTCATCATTGTTATCATCAATATCATAGAAAACCCAATTACCATATGGATCGTCATTTGGATGAGAATCAAATTTTCTTATATACTTAAAATTTATCTTTACTATTTTATTTGCATTATAATTTTCACTATCTACATCTCCATCAACTTTAAATAATTTTGCATTAATTTTATCTGATGGTAATAATAAAATATAGTCTTCATTTTTAATATAATTATTTTCAATTTTTATTTTATTATTAATAATTAAATTACTTTTAAGAGTGGCATTATCAAATATGATTTTATCATTTTGTTTATAAGAAGATGGGATGTCTTTGTCAAATGTTATTGTTTGAGCAGCTTTTTTAAAAATTATTTTTTCAGTTATTGGTATTTGTTTTGTAACAATTTTTTTATTTTTACCTGTAATTATTTTTATTTTATTTTCTGATGAGTTTATAGAGCTTATTTTTGCTCCAGCATGAATTGCTTTATTAGATGAAGCTACTAAATCTCCTGGTTCTAATAAATCAAAATTTGTATTATTTGCAAAAGTTATAACAACAAAGTTTTTATTATTTTTAGCAACAGCGACTGATGGCTTTTTAACTATATCGTCATTTACAACACTAGCAACAGTATAAATATTATCATTTATTTGTTGTTTTAAAATGCTTCCTGCAATAATACCAGAAGTAGAATTAACATAAATAGTTTTCTTTCCAGTTCCTTTTGTAAATATTCTATCTACAAGTGTTGTTTGATCGGTAGTATTTTCTGTATTTTTATAAGATAAAGACCAAGTATAATCAGCAGTTTTACCTATTAATTCAGTATATATTTTGTTTCCATAATCTTCTGTATCTGTATCTTTAATAATATAACACACTTGAGTATTTTCGTTAATTGTTTTATTTAAATTATTATCAATTAATGTTGGTCCATCAGAATACACTTTATATGAATCATTAATGTCTCCACTAAATAAATTATATAAATTTCTTACATTATTATCTGTAAATTTTTTATCAAATATGCTTAACTGGTCAATATAAAACTCTTGTGTTGTAGAGTTTTGATCTCCAATAATTATTTCTATTGATTTTTCACCACTTATTATTTGTGGATAATTAAAAACAATACTGATACTATTCCAACTATTTGGTTTTATTGTAGAATTTTCGATACCGCCTACATATATTTTTGCTCCAGATAAAGATAAAGTTGTTCCAGACAAAGATAATTGACTCGTTCCAGCTTTTATTAAATTTAAAGATGTTGTAGTTGATGGAATATAAGCCATAAAAGATATTGTCTGAATACCAGAAGCTATAGTCATATTTCCTTGATATTCTTCATTTGTTGGATAGTTTATAAAAGTTTCACCTGAAACTTTTGGCAAAATGATAGTATCATCACCTTGTGCTCTTATATTTTCACAAACATAATAATAGTTATCTACAGAGTATTTAACAATATCTAAAGCATTGTATTTTAAATCTTGATTCCAAGTTGTAGATGTACCAGTATATTGAATTTCCCAAAGCTCTGATGATGGAGGAGGAGTAGTATTATCTGATCCAGCATATGTTTTTTTATATATTCCTTTTGTACCTGCTGTTCCACCATAATAAGCTCTTGTATTTATTGAATAATTTACCCCAGTAGTCCAAGTTGTTGTACTTATTCTATTCCATCTATTGCTTAATGCACTTGGAACATATACAGGAACTTGTGTTAAAAAATTCCAATTAGAACTAATTGATCCATCATCATTATAAACTCCAGAAACAATAACTTTGTCTCCGTGATTAAAATTATTTTTTTCTAATACATAATTTAAAAATGATCCATTGACAGATGCACTAACAATGTTATTAATCTTAGAAGGAAAAGCATAATCTTGAATAATTTTTGCATAAGAATTTTTAATTCTAAGTCCACTTTTATTTCCATTATAGAAAAATGGATATTCTTGTAAGTCTGGCACCGCATATTCATTGTTCCGATAATATATTTTTATTGCATTACCACCAGGAGATGCATTACAAGTCAAATACTTATCTGCACCTTCTTCAATTACTGGATAACTAAATAGTCTAAAATAATCAATATTTGCTGGTTGATCTATAAGGTCATCTGTTTTAAGTATAAAATCAAACTGTAAGAGGTCAACTCTATTTTCTCCAGATTGAATTAAAGATATTGTATTTTTATTTAACCAATCAGTATCGGTTATAACTCTATCTTTAAATTCTTGTTTTTCTTTAAAATGTGTTGTTTTAGTTATACCGTTAACGGTTGTATTTGTTGTACCAGTCACATAGCTTAAAACATTATTGTTTAAATATGGACTTCCTATTTCAAGTCTGCAAGCTCCAGGATAAGATTTATTTGGCTCTGCTAATGTTTGTAATGGAATGTCAATTCTGGCGGTAGCATAAGAACTAATCTTAAATCTTTTTTCATAATAATTAGGAGTCGCAGTATAGTAATGAATAAATGAGGAGCTTTCTAAACTGTTTTTATCAAAATATAAACTTGAATTGTCTTTATGGATGCCAACAACTTTCATTAATTTTTGAGTTGTAGTCTTTGTGGCAATACCAGAAACTGTTTCCGCATTACTCATACTTTGCCAAGAATCTGTAGACCCTATTCTTAAATTAGTTTGACCAAAAGATAGTTTATTTTCTAAAGATATCGTAGTAACTATAGTTTCTTTACTTGAATCATTTGGTATATAAATAACATTAACTGTTGATGAATCTACAATATAAAAACCAACATAAAAACTGGTATCTATTTGAGAAAAAAGATTTGGTCCTATTGAAGTTGAATAAGTTGAACTGTTTATATAGACTTTTAATCCAGATGAAGTTAAAACAAATTCAATAAAATTATTAGTATCTTTTGATTTTAATAAAAACAATGTTTCATTAGTATCAGTAGGTATTGTTGTTCCTATTTTTTTAAATGAAAACATCCAGCCAGAATTAATTATTGGTAATATTGATCCAACATCATCTATGGATAAATATGATTTACTATCAAAAGCGTAAGTATTTTCGTCTCCAAAATAAGACTGTCTATCATTTTCAGAACCATAACCATCAATAAAATATGTTTTTGGTTCATTTTTGCTTTTAATGGTTAGGGACCCATTATTTATAACACAGTTATTTGATTGCGTTATTGACCAAGGATTTGCTCCTCCATATTCATATTTATTAATTGACTGATGGCTATCCATAGAAAAGTTATAATAAACACCATTACTTGAATCTATAGTTTTTGTTGGAATGTTGTATCCTACACCATATGCATAATGTCTAAGAGCCTGGTTTCTTGTAAGAACATAAGAATATAAAGCTATTGAATCTAATTGTAAAAATGAAACATCTGTACTTTGATCACCTAATCCAAAAATAAAATAATTATCCGCAGAGTCAGAAGTTGCAGCAAAAATATATTCAGGATTATATATTTTTTTTATTTTCTGAACACCATTTACAATTAATGATATTTCTTGCGGTGAATAAGAAGCAATAATATGTATTGGTTTATTTACAGTATCTATTTGTACAGAGACAGAATATTTAATTGTTTGACTATTTAAACTATTTTTTCCTATAGAAAATACTATATTGTCATTCAATAAAGAAACTTTAACACCAGATTTTTTTTGTAATATAATTGTTTCATTTGATGAAGAAGTTGCAGGAACTTTTATCCAAAACTCAATAGATGAGGAGTTTTTACAATCAGGAATAGCCATTTTTTTAAGATCTGGAATTTTAATTGTTCCACTAGTTGATAGTATTGATGTTTTACCACCATAAACTATTGGTAAAACTGATTTAAGATTTGATGAATTTATAGAATTTGAGTATATACCATCGTATCCCCTTACTCCATTTGCAGTAACAATAAATCCGTCATTACTTGCTATAGTCCCAGATTTTTCATCTAGTGACCAAAAACTTGTTGGATTATCTTGTTGAATTAATGCTGAATATGACATATGACCTCAACTATATTATACCCCTTTTGAGATATCGTTGATATCACAAGCACCAGCAACACAAGCTAAATCTTGTACAGATGTAGTTGCATCAAAAGTTTCATATATTTCTAGCCATTTCCAATCTAAGTCGGCTGGTGTTTCTGAAACAAGTTTATTATATTCATTCTCAGTAATCTCTTGATATGGAGCTTGTTGATATGTATGCTCTGAATAAGGTAAGAATGAAACACCCGACATTTCATCAATATGTTCATATACCCAAGCACCAACAGCCATCCATTCATTTTCTTTTACAGAGATTGTGATAGAAGGTTTATGTTCTGCCCAATGTCTTTGATATGCTAACCAAAGGTCTAGATGCTGAATAGCAGTTAGATTTTCTCTAAGAGTAGAGCCTTCTGGTGCTTTAATTGGGAAAGTAAATACCATAGTATCATTTGGTTTCATAACATCTGGTTCGTGCTTGATGCCCATATCAACAAGGAACGTTGTAATTGGATCTTTCATATCACCACGAATTGTGCGAGCATAATACTGTGAGTGCCAAGGATGCATACCAGAAGAAGAATTAACTAACTGTGAAACAGTTCCAGATGGCTTGACACAAGTAATTGCAGCGGATTGATTAATACCAATCTCTTTTGCCCAATAAGCATTTGTTGATACAGCCTGTTCTCTAAGAGAATCTAGCCATTCAGCAAGTTTTTCTGCACCTTCAGAACCATTAAGAACTGGATGTGAAAGTTGACCAGTTAGCGAAACACCAAGTAATCTTTCTTCTTCACTATTCTTTTGCCAGATTTTGCGAAGGTATTTAAAACGAGTAAATGTTGACTGAACGGTTCCAAGAAGTGTTGCAAGTTCTACTTTACCCTTAAGTTCTTCAAGCGTATCTGTATCCCTAACAACAACTTCTGTAAGATTACAAAATTGATAAGGACGAAGAATAATCTCAGAACAAGGGTTTGTACCAAAATCCGCTGTAGCATCTCTACGACCATTTTTTGCAGAAATCTTTTGTGCTGCTTCACGACTGAATATACCACGCTCACCTGACTTTGAGTCATAGAGAGCTTTCCATTCATCCATAAATACTTCCATAGTTGGTTTTGTATTATATACAGCGGAGTTGTTTGCTAATGCTCTTTGACCACTATACTCCCACCAAGAACCTGCTTTTGCAGCAGCCATATTGCGATCTTCAAGATCTGAAAGTGAAATCATTGCACTTCTGCGAACACCACCAACAACTACAACCTCTGCAATCTTACACATAAGATCGTGGGCTTCTAGGGGAGTTAATTTTCTACCAGAAGCATTTTTAATAGTTGCAACGGAAAACTTAAATAGTCTATCTAGTGGATCTGGACCAGATGCACGACCACCAAATGTTTTAAGACGAGCACCAGCGGGTCTTACAAGTGACATATCCCATTCTGGAATCTGACCTTGCCAAAGAAGTGCAAGAAGTTCTTTAAGAGATCTAGCCCAACCAGCCTTAGAGTCTTCAACAACAATCCTTGTATTTGTTTTTTCAAAATGTTCACTAATGGCAGGTAGCTGATTAACATATTGTGATTCAACAGAGTAGCCTACACCAGTTCCACACATAAGGATATACATAGCCTCATCAAACGAACGAAGGGAATCTACTGGCATATAAGCACAGTTATAAATACAAGTATTGTCACGTTCTAGAGCA